ATAAAGACAAAACTGAAAACTCGAAGAGCAGAATGGAGAACCTTCTGGGTTCCCCATATGAGGGCTACCTGCCCGACCAGTTGCTGAAACATCTCAGTGCCCCGGAGTTGAGTGACACTGTCATGAACTATACATTACCCCCAATTGAAGTTGTGCAGACAAGACCCAAGAAGAAAGAGAGCTTTGCTTCCAAACCAAAAGATGCGAGGATCCCTGCTAGGATTGCCTCAGCTCTTATACCTTATCCAGAGTGCTTAAGGGAGGCCATAAGTTCTAACAACTACAAAAGGCTGGACCATATCCATGGTCACCACACATCTCAGCTCCAGTTGTTGGGTCAGGTGGTTGAAGCAATGACCAGAGAAGGAAAAATCCCAACAAACAGTTGCAAGTTCGGGATTGATGACCTAAAGCCATTCGCACGACAATCCTATTCCCGCCGTGAACAGTTAATCTCAATGGCAGCCAACAGCTTTGCACGGCGTGCAACAAAACATGATATTTCTGTGGCAGCCATGGCGGACATTCCTTTCAATGCACTCACTTCCAACAGCTCCAAGTATACTCCGTTCATCATCATGATCCAGAGGCTCCGGACCCATATCGCAAAGACCAGCCAGTACATTTCATTCAAGCCGACAGAGGTTATGAATGCCCCTGAAGAGGCCATGTACACCATGTATTCCAACGGGGTATACCACTACAGGTCTACACACCCGACCCACAACTTCCATATCCTTGCATGTGGGGGGCACTTCAGAATCTACCATGCCGACCTGGGCTACTGGTTTGCGGGTCCTAGTACATATTTGGACTACATCTTCAGCATCGCAGACATTCTGAACAATCTCGACATCCTGAAGGCATGCCCAGAGTACCAATGGGCCATTCCCACCTTCAACCTAATGATCGATTTCGCCGAGCATGAGGGCCACCATAAAGATCAGGTAGAGTTCATGAAGGGTCTAGAAGGGCTATTCCTGACAATGTCTGATTATGATGTAGGTCACGCCATGAACTGGAAACCAATCCTGGAGACCATGAGAGGCCTCTGGGAGTTGGACATGATCATCAGTGAAGAGGACTATCACTTCTCACTCTCCCTAGCCCTAATGAATGGACAGCCTCTCAGGCCCCCTCGGAATTCTTTCCTGTGCAAATTCATAACTGTCGCCCGGACTTTAACTCGGACACAATGCCAAGAGATATCAGCTCTGCACAAGCTTATATTCTATGCAGAGGTCAATGCAGAAGCAGGAGTCAAGAAATTCTTGAAACGGGTGCATACCCCTAGGAAAGTCGATGGCAGAGCAATCAAGAACATGACACGACTTGCCAAACAACTGTTCGTCTTGGCATACCGAGCTCGTCATAAGACTCTTCCAAACATGGTGGGGCCTGTGCCGAAGGTGAAGCTCTTGGAGCTCTACTCAAGATCTCACGACAACAAGAAGATCGAAGAACTCCCATTGAACTGGTGGGATGAGATCAGGATCTACAATTGCATGGACAACACCATGACCGATGACCCGCTTGAATTCGCAAAGGATAAGGGTGCACTGAAGGGCCAGATATCCTATGGTCCTGGAGATAGTCGGAAGGAGCTACTCCAAGTCATAGAAAGGAAATCTTACCACCTCAAAGATTTCTTCAAAGGCCGTACAATTGCACCTTTACCCAAGAAAGTCCAGGCCCTCCGACAACTTGCAGACCCTAAGAAGTTGACTGACCCGGCAAGGCTGATTGAAAAGGAGAGGGAACAGAAATATGAAGCCCGACTATTTGCCAATGCCGAACTGGAAAACAAGCACTCGCTAAGTCTCGTAGCTGCTAAGATGAAGAAGGCCCTGTCTTACTTCGATGAGCAACTGATGACACCGACAGACAAGAAGCGGAAATCCATCATCCATGAGGCAGCAAGAGAACTAGGCAGTCCAGACAACTATTCACTCTTGTTAGATATAGAGGGACACAACCAATCTATGCAACACAGTAATACATCTGAGCTAGCCGAGTTCATCGGGAACCTCTTTGGAGAGGATGACTGGGGTGACCTACCTCATTACTTTTCCCAGCTGAATGTCTATCACTACGATGAATATACGGATGATGTCATTCATTCAACAGGCCAACTAGGGGGCATCGAGGGTTGGCTAAATCCCCTATGGACACTACATACGACACTCATGATGAAACTTCTCCGCATCATGACTGACCTAATCATCAAGACGATCATGGTCTACTCGGATGATGTCAACGCCATAGTCGCTATCCCCCAAGCTTCTGAACAGATGGTCCAGTCTGTATTCAATAAGATCATGCAGCATTGTTCTAGATTTGGCATGACGGTGAAGTATTCGCAGACAACTCTATCAAAACATAGGATCACAATGCTCAGGCAGCACTACGCAGATGGATTTCGGGCAGATTCAACTCTGAAGAGATTACTTTCTGTGAGTGCAGGTAACAATCCAGTCATCGTAGCAGATGAATTGGAAGTCTCAGGCATATGTTCATCTGCATCTTCTGCACTTGAGCTGAGTAATCACAGTGATGCATGTTCTTATCTGAAGAACTATAAGCTTGGGTTATTACTTATCAGGCTACCCAACATGATCCTATCCCATCCTGAGAATGACAGCATGATCTCTACAGAAGAACTCCCGAAGGGTCTCTCCAACATATTGTACTACATCAAAGAGGATGCAGTGCAGTTGAATATCCATCAGGACCCTGCCATATTCACAGCTGCATGCAACGACATAGCTGAATACCTGAAGCGGAATCCAAAGAATCTCAACCAGAAAATGTTGAAGACCGTGCTTGCCGGAGTTTATGGTGTGGGGGTTGCAGAGGAGAGAGGGTTCGATCGAGCTGATCGACTCTTATACCTTCAGATATATGATGACTTCTTAAATGATCTGCTCTTCTTCTGGACATACTTGCCGACAGGGTTAGGGGGTCTGGGGGCTTCCCTTCATATCAACTTATTCCTGTCCGGACACAGTGTAGGGATGAGTAAATCACTCCACTATCTTTGCTGCTGGATCAGAGACCATGCATGCCAGAAGTCGTTTTTTTGGAGGTATCTGTCCACCGTGCTATCCGTTGACATGGCCAATCCAAGGAACACTGAAGAAGCACGATTAGCATCTTCAAACTGGCCCAACGACAGAGGCATCACTTCAGTATCTAATAGTGCTCAATCTGCTATCAAGTCAATGGTACGACACAGGACAAGGAATGAAGAGGTCAAGAAATTGTTCGAGTTATCAGAAGATATGAACCTCCTCGCAGCAGAGCTCGTGAATCTCTTCCGAGAGAACTTCCATTCCAGGGTCGTACAGTTCTATTATGAGAATACCGCAGTCCACTTCGTTGACCTACTTCTGAATAAGGTGGAGACAAGCTCTGGGCTCTTGACCTATGTGAAAGACTTGAATAGGCTCCGGAATTCACTCAGCTCCAGGGTCATTAAGAACATTCGTTCGGCTTCCAAGACGCACAGAACTTATTTCTTCATGCTGGATAGCAGCAGTGACATAATTGAGTGCTTACTGGCAAGAAAGGTGGCGATGTTCCCACAAGTCAAATTCATCAAGGTGGAAGAGGTACTGTACGACGACAAAATCGTGGAAGTTGACAGAGCCAATGCTCTCCTGACAGTTAGACGGTGTGCACCTACTCATTTCCAGGATGGACGGAAGGTTTATGACGATCCAAAGGTGGGAAATGAGACTCTGTACAAAGGAGAACTATTAGACAACGACCGTATGCTGGGCAACAAGGAAGAACTACTTGCTGCAAAAGTCGTCGCTGTGACAAAGTGGTTCTTGACAAAATCGGGATCCCTAGCTCATCAGACTAACACTCTTGCCTCCATGGACATAGTGAAGGCATGTAACCTTACACTATCCACTCTGACACCGCAGACTTTCCGGGATCTCGTGAATTATGCTCCCACTGAGACCGGAGGTGAGATATTGCACAGAATCCCCAATATTCGATTCAGCACTGCGACCTACATCAGGTCCGAGATGAATCGATCATTGAAGTACACGACGGACTTGAATCAGAGGTTGATGACTACCCTCGGACTTGTAGATAGTAATGTCAACGTTGACTATCTCAGGATGCGTTTCTTAGTGGCAGCCACTCTCCGGGATAAGTATCCACCTGTGAGCCGGCTAGTTTCCCGCTACGGATTTGCTAATCTTATTGGCATCGAAGATGTCCAATTTGTCAAGCCTCAGCCTACTCAGTATAGTGTTACTAAGACGTTCAGGTGTTACGGAGACTTGCGGGGCCATATCCTATCCCACCTCCGATTCCGGTACCTTGCACAATCCTATATGTATGAGGAAAACATGAATGAATGGGCACTCATGCCGACATATGAGGAGGGTAGGACCGCTGTAGAACTCGGGGAGATATTCATCAACGATGTAATACTCAGGTATGCCCGGGATTTGGACAAAGACTACATGCTAATTCACCCCTCGGTCATATCAGAAGATACCTGGGGTCCACTGATCAAGAAGTTGGACTCTATAGATCGGTCATGGCGTGGCTATGCAGGACGACCGCCGCTTGAAGAAATTAGGGACAGACTGACACACTCATTGTATGAACGGGGAAGGATGACACTGCTGAGCCCAAAAGATACTGTTGTCCTAGCACTGCAGACACAGTGCTTTCGAAATCTAGAAGATTGCAGGCCTGTAGACGACAGTATGAAATTGCTGTCTCAACAATACAGCGTAATGGCAAGGACTCGGAGATCATCAGGATTACTCAATAGCAAGCTAGCTAAGTACCAGGCCATACTGCTAGATTTTGAATCTCACAGAGCCGAGTTGGCCATGTATCTCATTGCTGAGTATGTTCTGACATTCCACTTCAAAGTTCGTAAGATCAACTCTATCATTGAGTTCTCGACTGGGGATAGTCTACAGGAATTCCTAGATACCGGGATCGGTTCACTCAGTCACATGCTCATTGCACCCGACCTTCAATTCCAGCTCCTTGTCTTGGGCATTGATTACGTGAGGACGATTGCTGACACAAATCTGGCAAGAATATCTGATCTCCTGTCAGACGTGGGTGCGGACACGAGTCTGGCAGACATAGAAATGCCTGGATCACTCCCGAGTATTGCAGCAACAACGATCCTATCCGGCGATGAAGAGATTCCGGATCATCTCCTTGACATCAATTACTTGCTACTGCCATTACCGTTAGGTGCAATGGCAACAATGACAGAGATTCTTCCACTTGCAAAATTTGCTCATCGCTGCTCAACGTCAGGTGCATCTCCACAAGCATTCACAAGTCACACTGGCTCTGACTCCCTGGGGGCTCAAGTCGGCTTATTCCAGACCCTACTGCACAATGACTTCGTGGATGGTGAGACGAGAATCTGTGATCTGACTGCAGGACGCGGAGACGGGTTATACGCCCTCAGGTATCTGGGTTTGGATTGTACATCATATACTCGCACGGATACATTCACACGATTGAACTATCATCCTCAGATCCTATTCCATGAACCGTATGACATATTTCGCGGGGATACAATCAAATTCGTGACTGATTTTGACCATGTTCATGTCGATGTATCATTTCCAGGAACTAGCGATCAGAACCTGAGGGACTTGATCTTCATGTTGGAGGAGCACAATCTCCAGTACTCGATTAGGGTCAATTCCGTGAAACTGGATGGGTATCGAAGGGAATATACTCAAGGGCTACCCCCTTACGACCACTTTCTAGCATATGCAGGGAATGCAACACTAAAGCCCTACCAAATCTACCTTATTGGTCGACCCAGTCAAGGACGGAAAGTGTGGGAAGAGATTCCACTCCGGAACACCATGGCGTTCCGTGCAATGGCACTGAGCTTTGCACGACTTCTATCGCCCGCTACATACTCAGACAGACTCATGGAATACGAGCCCAACTCAGTCAGCATAAATCTGCCCAAGGGCATAGAATTGACAAGGTTCGTAGAGACTCTTACTGATCGGGCCATAGTCGAGGAGAGGAAGTATTATCTCCGCCGATATCTCTTGGAAGTCGATGAAGGAGCTGTCATTGCAATAGTTCGTGGTAAGTGTGACCACCAGACGCAAGGCCTCCTACGGCGGGCAGAACGAAGCTTTTACGTGTCTCAAGGCCTTCCATATGGTTCCCTGACTTATGATAAGATCGGGAATGTGAGCTATTCATCGAGAGAATACCACGAAAAGCACATCGATGCGTTATCTGACCCAGCCTCTGAAATATTAGAGACAAGGTTACTAGGTTGTGACCCAGAAATCTTGGAACACTTCAGAGTCAGACACCCAGTTGCTGAAGTGAGAACTTGGTGCAACATAGCTCTGGGCCTGAGGGACTTCTGCATAATGGAGTTTAACTCCGGACATGCTGCTATCATGGGGCTACATTCCATCTTGCAGAACTCGGATGGGCCAAAGCTTTCCCTCCACCAGAGGGAAATACTCCTGGCTATAAAACTATTAGTTTTAGCAGCCAATCGAGACTCATTCATCTATGGTGTGGATTTCTGCAAGGGCTTGGCCCTTCGAAAACCGGCAGGAAATCACAGCATGAATAGGGTACTGCGGATCTATCGTTTAGCCAGTTATTTGTTCGAAGACTTCCAGATGTTGATGAGACGGGGTCGGATAGACATCCGATCAATCAGGGCAATCGAAAATAGTCTAGAGGTCAGGGAACGTATGAAGTACAAGTATGCAAGGGCCAGCGCACCCCCCAGACTTCCGGAATTCGATCCAGAACTGTCAGAACAGATACTTGGACCCCACATTGAACAAATCTTTGAAGGATTTGAGAAATACACACAGGCGTTGGTGGAGCTTGGAAAAGACGAACAGACACCTTCGACATTAGGTGAGGTGTTAGCTAAAGCTGAGTTGGTTTTCGATATCGGTATAAGCCAACAGGTCGATAAGGCCATCGAACGCCTTGGTCTGGTTGCTAGTGGGCCTCATGGATTCATCGACTTGGGAGATGACAATATAGACTATGATGAGGATTGGTAGTTGTGGTAATATGGTGAATTCCAATAGGGTCAGGGAGTCTAGTACAATTTTGATTGTCCAACTGTCATGCCGATTATAATCGAGAGAATATACGGGAACAGTTCTTCAATCAAAAGATAA